TTTTCATATCTAAGCGCACAAATTTCTTCGTGCGTAGACAATCGAGCTTCTGTTGAATCAATCGTTGTCATGTTTAACTCTTTTGAATGTATGCCAATGCGTAGTAAGCAGGCAAGTTAGAACCTGTACCAGTTGTGTTTGATGTAGCACCAACCACATATGAATTACCAGCACCCACAACAAACTTGTCACGCAAATCAGGCGTACCGTTTGAACCGTTGCAAATTACATAGCCAGAAGGAATGTTTGCAATAGCACCTGACCACATCAAAATGCAACCCGATGGCACTTGTGACGTAGCAGGTGCTGTTGTCAAAATGCCAGCAATGTTGTCGTAAGTCTGAATTACCACGTTTGACGAATCAGCCAAAACAAACTTGTATGAACTGCCAGAAGTCAGCCATATCTCAGACGGTGGGCGACCATCAGTTCCCAACACGATTGGGTTGGTGTTGGTAATCAAGCCAGTGTTGCTTGTGTAAGTTGACAGTGGAGTTGATGAACCAGCAACGTAGGTGTAAAGCAAACCGCCTGCAAGTGGGATGCCTGTGGTGGTAAAGAACTGAAAGCCGTTACCGATGGGAGATAGATTTACTGCCATTATTAGTCCTTAGTTAAGCCGCCGTAAGGATTCAGCGCTTCTTTTGCGAATCCTTCTTTGTTAAGTTTTTGCATCCATTGCCTGCCAAAATGCACAGCGGGAATTGAAGCGCCACCTGTCATTGCTGCAAGTTTAGCCTCGCCAGCACCAGCCAAACCTTGTTTAGCCATGTCAGCCAACATACCGCTATATGTGTTTGAATAATTGAATGTGCCTGTTTTTGGCATACCAATTTTGCTTGTAATCAAACCCAATTCCATCACATCTTGCATAGCCTCTGGCGACAGAGTTTCACGCAAAACAGACTTGTGTTGCTTCAAAAACTTGGCGTATTGCTCTGGAGTTAAGTTGCGACCGCTTGCGTTTACAGCAGCGTTCTTTGCTCGTTCCAATTCGCTAAAAACAATAGATTGATTGGCAATATCATCGCCTCCAAGTTCTGCTTTCATGCGTCTGATAGCTTCTGGCGTTCCACCAGCCACATATTTCTTGTGGAACTTTTCAGCATTAAGGCTTTCACCTTGGGATGTTGCTTCTTCCAAAGTGCCTGCTTCTTTGACCGCAGCACGATATGCTGGATTAGATTTAAGAACTTCAGCACGTTCACGCACCAATTTACGGGCATTGTCAGCCAATGCTTTCAATTGGATAGCTTGTGGGCTACCTGTGTTTTCGCCAAAGATAGGCAAATTTTCTAGTTCTTGACGAACAATGTAAGCAGCAGCCCTCGCGTTGCCGTTTGAACTTGAGCGCATTTCGTTTGCCAAGTTGGTACGCAATGCCTCATATGCCTCAAACGTTGGATTGGCGTAGAATTGGTTTAAATCTGAAGAAATAGCAGGAGACAAGTGGCTTGTCTTCAATTGTGAAGTCAAGTTCTTTTTAATGTTTGCATCCAAACTCTGAATGTCAATTGGGAACTGACCGCCATTGGCTTCTTGCAACGCTTTGTATGCTTCACTAATTGCTTGTGTCCGAACTTGGTCTTTTGCAGCCAAGCCGTTAATCATGTTTTGACCCAATTCAGACGCATCAGCATTCGATGGAATGTCAGGAGCATGACGCTGTTTAGACATTTCAAAAGCATTTAAAACCTGAACTGGTTGTTCATTGAAATGACCGCCAAGGGCTTCAGTTTCTCCACGTTTATTCCATTCTTGTGAATATAGCTGTGTGTCGCCTGTGCGTTGTCCTGTTGTCAAATTCACGCCATGCTTTTCTTCCAAAGCGCGGGTTTCCAACGCTGGAATGTTTACAGATTGAACTGGTTGGCTTTGAATGTGCGCTTGAAGTTCTGGCGATGCAGTTGACAAAGCAGAATCAATGTTGCCACGCAAGACATTTTCAGGCACAGCCGCAGCCGAACCACCAGATTGCATTGCACTTGTCTGACCACGTTCAATTTTGACTGTTGGCAATTCAGCCTTCAGCTTTTGGAATCCTGCCTTCATTTTGGCAGGAGCGCCCATTTCTTGTTGCGTAGCAGGGCCAGCCAAAGGAGCAAAGCCAGCAGCTTCTGGAACACCAACAGGCGGCAACTTGCTTGCTTCAAAGGCTTGTTGAAGCCCTTGCATATATTCTTGACCTTTAGCTGTGCGTGGTTGATAGGTCATTTGATCCATCAAGTTTTTAGCTTGTTCTTCACCAGCTTGAACACCTTGTTGAGTACCAAACTTGCCAGAACGAGCAGCCGCCACCGCACCTGTAACAGCAGCCAATGGAGCAGCCACAGCGCCTGTCAATGCACTCAAACCAACTTCACTAGCGCCTTGCATTTTCTGACGCATTTCAAAGGCAGTTTTGATTGCATCGCCAACAATGCTGCCAGATTGTTGTTTTAGTTGAGCAGGAGTTGCCGCAGGCGTAGCTTCCCACAAGTCAGCAATAGTTGAGCCTTGTGGTTGTTGAGCCATTGGCTCGTTGATTTCAATGCCGTTTTTGTAGGTACTGAATGATTTTTTTTTGGGCGCAATAATGTCAGAAGTGCCACCTTTAGGCTTTACTTCTGGTTCACCCCAAAGGTCAGCGACTGTTGCCATTATTGTGTTAATCCCATTTGTTTGAGCAATTTCACACGGTTGCCAAAGTCAGCGATTTCAGCCTTGGACATTCTGGCTTTCATTCTAGCCACATCCTCTGGCGTTGCCTCTTGGAACAAGCGTGGATCAGCCACTTGGTTGAACACATTGAGTTTTTCTTGATATTTGGCAGAATCTTGTGCAACAGGAGCAAGGAACTGAGCTTTTGCTTGATTCATCTTTTCGATGCCAATCATTTGGTTTGAAATTTCCTTAATTGCATTCTCGTTTAATTTCTTGTTTGGGTTAGCAATTTCAGCCAAAGCCCTTGCAGCATCAGTATTCCCGCCAGCCATAGCCAACAACGCAGAGTTTTTAGCCAATTCTTCTGTTGATACTTTTTCAGCTTCATAAGCAGAAATTCCAACTGCGTTAAGAATACCAGCAGCCAATTCTTTACGAGCGCCACCAGTTCCAGTAAACGCATCAGGGGCAAACTTCTTGATGTTTTGGAAAATGGCAATTCGTGGCTGTGCTTGCGTTGCGGCTTTTTGTGTTGCTTCCCAATCTGAACTTGTCACTGCATTTGCAGATGTAGCCGCAGGGGATAAAGCAGTTGCCAAACGTGGCTTGTTCTGTGTTTGCTGGCTTTGTGGCCCGACAATGTATCTTGTGCCAGGCGGCAAACCAGTTCCATCACCTTCAACAGCAACGGCTTCAGTTGTTGGTGGCAATTGAGTTTCAATGCCAAGACCTTGTGGAGTACCAGGAGCAACGCCAGTAAGCATTTGATTACCCATTCCAACTGGAACTTGCTGGTTTCCAGTATTAAGCATTTGAGCTTGTGGGTACAATTTTTCCAATTGTGCTTGGGTACTCATACCAGTAGCCAATTTTTTAGCTAAGTAAGCACGAAGTTCAGTTTGTGTTCCATTTTCTGGCAAACCAAACAACGCTTGTTTTACAGCACTTTCAGGGCCGCCAGCATTTGTAATCAATTCAGAAACATGGTTTTTGATTTTGTCAGCAGATAAATCTTTGTCTGATAAAAGCGTTTGAATACCTTGAACAGCAGTATTTGTATGCTGCAACATATTTTCAAGTTGAGCCTTGTTTGTACCAATTTGAGCTTGTTTCACATCCTCTTGTGCTTTTTGAAAAACCAATGGATTTATTTTTTGCGCTTGCTCAATTTCCATTTGTGCTTTTTGCAAAGCCAAAGGATTTAACTGTTGAGCCTGCTGATATTGTTGCGCGTTTTGAGCAAAGTTAAGCATTTCACCAAGGCTCATGCCTTGGGGTGGCTTAACGCCTAATGCAACTGGTGTGAAATCTGCCATGATTATTCCTTATCCCAAATTTGCATCAATAGATTGAGGAACTACAGTTCCATAACCTGTGGGAGTTTGAGTTTGAGGTTGTAACAAACTTGACAAAAGATAAGAATTTGTTGCACCTGTTAACCCGCCACCAATTGCGTTAGCTGTTCCAACTTGACCAGCAGCTTGTGCAGAACCAGCGTTTTGAATTGCATTTCCAATATTTGCTCCTGTTTGCGTACTCATTTGACCAGTTTGACCAAGTGAAGTCTGACCTAAACCAGCAATTGAAGCCAAAGTGTTGTAAATATTACTTCGTTGAGTTTGATAACGATTAAACGCATTTTGATATTCTTGACTTGCTTGACCTTGTGTGTAGTTTTGCAGGCCAGCTAAGGCATTGCCACTTAAAGCACCACCACCAAGGTTTGCTTGACGCATTGCTTGGTCTTGACCTTGTTGTAAACGGAAAGCGTAACCAGGGTCAACATTATTAGCAAAGTCTTGAGCGTTAAATTGATGCTGAAGATAACCAGAACCAGTTTGTGTATCACCAACAGGATTGCCAGCTTGGTCGTAGGTTTGATATTGACCTGTACCTAAAGCACCAATGTTTGATAAAGCATTTTGCCCAGCAGCACGATAACCAGTTTGTTGCTGGTTCTGCGTGTCAAACATTTGCTTTTGCAATTGTGCTGCGTTGTTAGATGCCGCAGCTTGCGTATCTGCTGCGCCTTGTGCTGCATTAGCACCTATTAATGATGAACCTATCGTGGCTGCTGCTAAGTATCCCCAAGGCATATTATTTCTCCTGAATCAAGACTTCATCAACTTTAGAAACGTCTGTTTCATCCGTTGCATGAACACAAAACCACGCAGCGTCTTCTAACGCTTCAATCATGTGGTGAATTCCAGCCTTGATTTCAATGCAAGCTGGCGCTGTAAATTCTTTAACAAAATTATCAGTTCTGACAATGACTTTGCCTTTTGACAATATGCTTAGATGCGAATACTTGTGGGCATGGCTTCCAGCAATATAGCCCTTTGGAATGTGCATTTCCTTGGCATACAGACCATCAGAAAAATGATGTACCGTACCCAAATCACACTCAAAAGTGCCTTTTTTTTGTGCAAATAATTCTGTAACGTTCATATCATTGATTGTAATAGGGAACTTTAAAAGGTTTCCCATTTACAGTGATGTTTATGAAGCCAACAGGGTTAGCAGGCAATGTGGCAGAACCAGCCGTTGCAGTCGTTGCTGACGAAAAGTTAAGCAAGTTCAAAAAGAACTGTTGCCATGCCCTAGTTGGCCGCTTTGTCTGTCCGTCAAGGAACTCAGATTGCGGGTAAGGGTTAACTTGTGGTGATGAATAAAGACCGCTTGACATTAGTTATCTGCTCCACTCGATTTAAGGTTTGCAGACACAATCACAGCCTTAATCGGGTCTGTAATTGCCACTTCAAAGATACGGTCACGCGCCATGCCCAGCCTACGCCAAATGGCACGATTCTTGTATTGACCTTGTTTACCAATGCCAACCCAATATTCACGCGACCAAGTAGACCCACCGTCATTTGACCAGCGAAGCATGGCTTGTGGGTTTACGTTAGACGAAGCCGTACCAGTTGAGCCAGCAATCGCAATTCCAGCAATCGCAATTCCAGCCACGGCAGAACTGTTTGCGGTATTGGAAACACCAGAAAGACCAACGCCTGGCTGGAACTGAATCTGCAATTCATCAAAATATTGACGTTGCAAATCAGTCACCAAGTGTGGGCATCTGCGTAGCCTGCGAATCTCGCCGCCATCATCTGTGTAGTTTGTGGTGTCCAACAAATAAATTTTGCCGTTTTGCCAATCACCAACGTACACGTTTCCGTTAAAAGCAGCAGAGCAATTAGAACGATGGCGGTGATAAACGTTGTTTGAATCAACCCAAAGCCATTTGTGCCACATCGTTGTTGATGTGTCGTAAGCCCATGTAAGGTCAATGCTTGGGAAAGAAATCACATAGATTTCATGGCCTTCAAGCTGATAAGTGTAGGCAACGGCATCAGAAATGTTTTGATTTAACAAGCTGTTTTCAACTGCGTGAGTAGAAATGCGTGTTGGGGTATAGCCGTTCATCATCACAATCATGCCTTGACCACGACTATTGCGTGACAGGTAAGCAAACGAGTCACCCAATCGAGCCATTGAGTATTGAGCTGCAATGCCGTGTTGGGTAGAAGTGCCAGGGATGCGCTGAAATGGGAAAGGGTAAGCCCCTACATCAGTCCAAACTTCCGATGAATTTTCACCCAACAAATAAACTTCACGATGGTCAACAATCAATGAAACTAAATAGTCAGGCGCACCGTCTTTGCTGGCAAAACTTAGACCAGAACTAATTGGAGACAAAGTGTTTGTAGCGCCCCATTGCTGTGAATTAGGGCGGTTGTAAACAAAGTAGTTGTCAACAATATCAACCGTATTGCCACCGCTAAACGCACCGTCTGTGGCTGGCATTTGGCTGAAGTTCAGCAAATACATGGTTTCTGAAGCCACATATTGATTTGAACTTACAGTATATGTACCCGTTCCACCCGTTCCTGTACCCAAAGCAGTAATAATTGAGCCTGACACAACGCCAGAGCCTTGAACTGTTTGACCAAGATAAACAACACCACTAGCCACAGCCGAAATGGTCATTGTGTTGTTAGCAACAGCGTAAGTCAAACCAGTAGGCGTTCCTGCCGTAGTGGTTACACCTGAACCTGTTGCAGTTGTTGACAATGTGAATGTCGTTGTACCGTTAGTTGCAATGATGTAGTAAGTTGTTGGATTTGAATACCCAGTAATTGAGCCTGTGCCGCCGTAAGTACCACTGATTGTGATTGTTTGACCAACAACCAAAGTAGTTCCAGCAGTAGTACAAGAAAACTGACCAGCAGTTCCCGTGATAGTTACACCACTCAAAGTCTGACCAATTGAAGCCGTAACAGTAGCGCCAGCCTGAACACCGTTCATGGTTTGGCTTGTCACGGTCTGAGATTGATTGACCGTGTAAGTGCCTGTGCCGCCAGTACCAGTACCCAATGCAGTAATAACGGTGTTTGGCAACATACCAACACCAAAAATCTGTTGACCAACACCAATAGTGCCAGATTGAATTGACGATACAGTTAATGTAGTGCTAGACACAGAGCCAACAAAATTGGTCACTGGCAGGCTGTTAATATGCCATGTGTAACGGTAAGAACCATCCACAATGTATACGCTTATGCCATTATCGGAAATGCTCACACGGCCTGAAGTTGAGTTCAAGAACCCAATCAAAAAATATGAACCAGTTGTGTTAATCGCATAAACGTATGGCCCAGAAACGGCAATCATCAACTGACCGCCTGAAATGGTACGCATACCGCGTACTTCTTGTTGTGGTGGTAGTTGAACGAATTGTGTAAGGCCAGGAGTAGGGTAAAGCGCAACAATGCCACGTTCCCCCGCTTGTTTCATCGGGTCAATCTCACCAAAAAAGTTAATCAACTCTTGAGCATCTTGGTAGATGGATGGAGCTTCATAGCTTGGCCCGATAAAACCAAAATCTGCCATAGATTACACCGAAGTTACAGTTTGCCAAGCAGAACCGTTATAAACACACAATTTACCCAAAGTGCTGTCAAATACAATATATCCAGCCGAAACTGTTAAAGCATTTTTTTGAGTTGTGGTTACAACAGGCAATCCTGCGCCATTTGTTCCATCTAAAACCATTGACATTTATATATCTCCTTTAACCAATACGATACCAAGTGGTGTTTGTTGCACGATAGATATATTGTGCGCTTCCACCAAGTACCAATGAATTGACCGCTGCCACAATACTTTGACCTGAGTTAGCCGAAACCGTGAGCGCTGTGATGATTTGGCTAGAGCTAAATCTAACAGTCATGCCATCAGCAGGGGAAGCAGGCATTGTGATTGTTCCTGTTGCCAACGTACCAGCAGGGTTCATCACCAACGTTTGCACACCAGATGCAAATGTGTAACTAAAACCAGTTGTAGGCGTTTGGTAGTCGTAGGCTTGAATCAAGCCGTTTGTTCCGTCAATGATTGCCATGATTATTGTCCAACAGGTGTTTCAACAGGTGCTTGTTTAGCGGAAGCAGCTTCTGCGGCTTGTTGAGCCAGTGAAGCGTTGTATGCTTCCAACTCAGCGCCTGAGAGTTCAACTTCTGTGGTTTGACCAGTAGCAAGGTCAACGATGATGCGTGTAGGTGTAGTCATGGTGTTTCCTTATTCGTAGAGGATGTTGATTGAACCAGCGTCAAAAGTGTCTGTGCCGTTTGCTGTGGTAATGCGTACACGGTCTAAAGTTCCACCAACGGCTATGCTGCCACCGTTGATATTTGCCCTTCCGTTTGTATTATTAATCACTCCACTGCCCACCCATGTGTTAGAGGCAATTAAAGTCAGTACAAAATTTCCGTGATTGCTATCGGATGAGTTAGATGTGTTTGTTAAATTAAAAAATGTTGAATTATTGTTTACTGTAGTAGCGCCTGCATTTAACACTACTGCATTTGACCCTGTGTAGCCGCTTGTTAAAACTGACCCTGCGCCTACTTGAAGCACCACGTTAGCAGTGCCGGTAGTGCTAACACCATTAAACATCACAGTAATACGTTTCACCCAAGAAGGAATGCCTGCGAAGTCAATTGCAGTGCCTGACGTAGACGCAACAGCAGTACCAGAAACAATGTTTGTTGATACGCCTTGCACAGCCATAGTTCCAGTTCCAGCAGGAACAGTAACAGTATTTGTGCCAGCAACAGCAGGAACGGTAAGCGTTACAGTGCCGCTTGTGTCTCCAGATAGAACAACAGAACTCATATTATTTCCTTAAAGAATAACCCAACGGCTACCGCTTGGGATTGTTACGGCTGTGCCGCTTGCAATTGTGATTGGGCCAACACTACTTGCGTTACGACCTGAAGTGATAGTGTAGTTTGCAGTAACTGTTTGCTTATTTTCAAACAAACAATTATTTGCACCCATATAGGCGGCAGTTGTTTGGCTTGAACCATCAGCAAACGTCAAACCATTTGGTAATACAAGTTTAGCAATGCTGACGTTTTGGCTTGCATCAATGTTGACAGCATTTAAACCGCCTGTTTGCAACGCCAAAGTTGTGCCATTCAGAATTCCGCTTATTGAAGTTCCGTTGTATGTATAGGCGTTAACGTCATTAAGCCATGCAGCAAAAATAACCGTTTGATTGTCAATAAAAGTTGTTGATGCCATAAAAATTCCTAAATGAAACCTCCGCTGAGTATCCAACCCGCGTCTTTGCTGCGCCCTGTAAGCAACGAATCAGGATAACGAGCCACTTGCAATGGTTTCATGTTTGTGCGCTTCAATGTCGCTTTTGCTTGTGCAGCGTAAGCGTTAATCATTTGAATTTGCGTAGGATTGTTCTTGCCGTACATAGGCATCAAACGCTCTGCCAAACACCAACGCAAAGCCATTGCATAACCTTTAGGCAGCACAATGTCGTCATACAAGGTTTCATAACGGCTAAAAATCGAGTTTGCAAACAAATGCAACTCGCCTTGCGCTGGATTAGGCCAAACAAATAAATTACCTGTATCTGCGTTTGGATTGAAGTAAATCGCTTTTGGCCAAGGACCGTTTAAGGTCTTCAAGCCAATCATTTCATAGTCTTGGAGAGCCAAAACAGAGATTGGATAATCCAAACCACCACCAGTAATCGCCTGACCGTTAGATGTAGTGTTTACCCTAACAAAAGCAGAATCAATGCTCAAAGGCTTTTGATAATAGGCTGTGATGTTTGTGGCTGCTGCTGTCTGTGGAATGTTGACGCGATAAGTACCAACTTCATTCACCTGACCGCCTGCGCCTGTGATGAATTCAACAATCTTTGTGCCAGCAGCAATCCCAGTACCACTTAGGGTTTGCCCTTGAGCAACAGCACCAGTTGTAAGACCCGTGACAGTTAAGACTGTCCCCATGATTGAGCCTTGGAATGTAGCGCCAATAAAGTTAGCGGTACTGGCTACGGGTCCAATTGTGTATTGGGTTTGGCCTGAAATTACAGGAAAGATGATTTCCTGGAAATTAAAAACCATCATGTCCTCATTTGACCATTGGTCAATGAGGTCGTTCATCATGTCAAAAGCGTCTTGGGTAGCATCAGGCGTGGGTGTTTCACCAGCTTCTAGTGCGCCAATGTCTTTTAATGCCCTGCTAATGATTTCGATTGGTTGTGTCATTTATCACCCAATGTAAACACTTGCGGAACCCAAGGCGGTAAGACTTCTCGCTTTTCCAAAGCAACTAGCTGTTCCTGTAGCCTAGATTCTACGATGTTTTGACCGTATTGGATAGCTTCATCTTTAATCCAGCCAACAATCATTTCTTCAGTCACATCTTCAAACGCTACACGCAAAACAGGGTCACCAAACTTCCAATAGCCTTCTGTATCAACAGATTTTTGACCATCATCAGCCAAGACATGATATTTGGCTTCTGTGATTAGCCCGTCTTTTGCAGAAACAGATGTAATTTTCCAAGTAAACATGAATTTCCTTACAAGATAACCCAACGTGAACCGCTGGAAATCGTTACTGTTTGACCTGTTGCCACAGTCATTGGGCCAGCAGACATTGCGCTTGAACCAGATGGAATTGTGTAGCTTGCAGACACTGTTTTGCTGTTAATCATAATTCCGTTGGTTGCATTGACCAAAGCACCTGTTACCGTACCTGTGGCAGTAAAGTTAGTGGAACTTGTCGTTCCTGTGCTTGGGTTGTATTGCAGTTTGGTTGACGATACGTTTTCACCAGTGATTGAACCTGTCGTTGCACTTGTGAACGTCAAATAACGGGTTGCGTTTGTCGTGGTGTCATCAGTAATCGTGATGCCAGTTACAGGCGCAGCCGCCCAAGATGGCACACCAGAAGCCAAGGTCAAGATTTGACCGTTAGAACCAGCCGCCAACAAGGTTGTAGAGCCTGAACTTGTTTGATACGGCAAAGAACCAGCAGCACCACCAGCAATGTTTGTGGCTGTGGTGGCGCTTGTCGCTGTTGCCGCATTTCCACCAATCGAAAGGCTTGAAGCCGTACCTGTCAAACCCGTACCAGCACCAGTGAAGCTAGTTGACGTTAAAACACCCGTAGATGGGTTGTATTGGTACTTGGTAGAACTGGTGTAGATAGTCGATGCAGAACCGCTTGTGGCGCTTGCAAACAACGGATAGCGAGTAGCTGCGGTGGTTGTGTCATCAGATAAAGTTACCGCGGTGGCTGGAGTTGACCATGTTGGCAAGCCAGAACCGCTAGAAGTCAAAACTTGACCGCTTGAACCTGTTGAACCGTTCAAAGATAAGTTTGTGTTTAAACGCAAATTTGTAAACGTACCAGCTGCAGCGGTCGTTGCACCAACAGCCACATTGTCCATTGTTCCAGCAGTTGCTGGATTAATTGTTACCGTTCCTGTGCCTGATGGGGCAAGACTGACGTTTTTGTTTGATGGATTTGCCAACAAACCGCCATTTACAGTAACGTTACCACTACCACCGCCATCCCAATTCAACAAAGATGTGCCACTAGATGTGCATAAATTACCGCCCAAAATAGATTGTGCGTAATAATCTTGGCTGACAAACTTTGTGTTTGCAGTAATTGTTGAACCAGTAATTGTGTTTGGTGTTGTGCCACCAATTACGGGGGGGCTGGACAAATCAAGTGTGCCGCCCAAAGTCAAAGAGCCAGAACTTGTAACCGTACCTGATAAAGAAATGCCAGAAACCGTACCTGTTCCGCTAACAGATGTGACTGTGCCAACTGTGGGTGTATTCCATACTGGCAAACCTGAAGAAAGCGTCAAAACCTGACCATTTGAACCAGCCGAAAGCATTGCGGTTGTTCCGCTTGCTGACTGATAAGGCACAGAACCAGCAGCACCACCAGCCAAATTTGTTGCTGTCGTGGCTGTCGTGGCAGAAGTTGCACTTGTTGCAGTAGCTGCATTGCCGCCAATAGACAAGCCACTTGCTGTACCCGTCAAACCTGTGCCAGCGCCATTAAAAGTTGTTGCAGTGATGGTCGTGCCAGTTACAGCGCCAGCCGTTGTGCCGCCAATGGTTGTTCCATTAATCGTGCCGCCAGTAATAGTAACAGCGCTAGCGTTTTGGGTTGACATAGTGCCAAGACCAGAAACTTGCGCGTTTGAAATTGCAATGTCTTGGTCTGTAAGGCTAGTTAATTGGCCTTGCGCGTTAACAGTGGCCGTGACAGTTTTTGACGCAGAACCTTTGGTCGCAGCTGTAACGCCAGTGTTTGTGATACTGAACGTGTTGGCTGAAAGGGTCAAGCCTGTGCCAGCAAAGTAAGTTCCAGTGCCTGAAAACTGCACAAATGTGATTGGCGTGACGTTAATCGTGCCAACATCAGCAGATGTGGAAACCCAACCAGTTTGAGCTTGGTTGCCATCCAGAATAATTGTGTAAGCGCCTGGCACTTCTGCCCACACATCCATGTCCACTGCGCGAGTCCAAGCCCCAACCGCAGCAATATAAATGCCGTTTGTTGGGGTGCTAGTCTGATTTTTTACTAATACTCTGTCGCCTGCAAGTGTCGTATAACCGTCAATAGTTTGAAGGCCAGACAACGTAATGTCTGCTGTTGTTGCGCATTTGACAGCCTGCTTAGGGTTTAACCCTTGGGCAATTGCGTCAACATACGCTTTATTGGCAATGTCAGTGTTCCCACTAGGCGAAGTTGTTATCTGACCTGTGTTTGTCAGAATATTGGTAAAAACACCCGTAGAAGGTGTAGTCGCACCAATTGTGGTGCTATCAATCGTGCTATTAGTAATCGCCAAGCCTGATTGACTTGGATTTACGGTAGCGTAAAACGGCTGACCCTGACCAATAAAGGTATTAAACGTATTGTCTAAATTAAACAGCGCCTGAACGGGCAGGATGTTTTGGTCTATTGTCTTGGCAGGGTCAGCCATAAAACCCCTTTAGGATTGGTCAGCAGCTGCAGTAACGTACAAAAGACCTGTAGCAGATGCGCTAATGGCGGTCAGATAATACGGTGTCGTGGGAGTGGCAAGAATCAGCGGACTTGTCATGCCAGCAGGCAAAACGTAGTCAGCAGGTGTGCCATCCGTGGGCAATACGGCAGCGCCAGGATCACTTGGGCCCCATTTCACAGCGATTGGCGATGTGCCAGTGTTGAGAAACGAGGTGTAGTTGATCTGGTCATTCGTATTGTCGTCAATCAATACAGCAGCGTGAGAGCTGCTGGTTACTGACAAGGCATAAGTCTTGCCAGCGTTGCGTTGTACGGTTGAGCCAGCCATGATTAGACCGCATTAACAGGTGCTGGACCTTCCAAGCGTGTCACTTGGATGGTGTAAACGCCAGTGGCAGGAGTTGCAGGCGATGCTGTCACGTTACCGAATTGCACAGACAAAACGTTGGCGTTCAAACAATCACATTCAGCAATGATGATGCCAGTGGTTTGAGTACCGTTAAGACCCAACAAAACAACGATGTCAGTTGTTTGCAAGCCAGGCACAGAAAAAGTCTGAGCAGCGGTTGTGTTGGCAGCTACAGCAACAGGCGCAAAAGTCGGTTGGATGTAGAAGGTCTCGTGGGAATTCCCACGGGTGATGGTTGTAGAAGACATGATTTCTCCTGAAAGAAGTAGGTTTATTGTACGTTAAAAAAAGAAAAGGCCACCCCTTTTGAGAGTGGCCCGTTCTTATTTCATCCAAAT